CGCTGGTAGGGATCGCCGGGTACGAGGGCTATAGCTCAACCGCCTATGTCCCCGTGAAAGGAGACGTCCCCACTATCGGGTGGGGGACAACAGCCGGTGTGAAGAAAGGGGACACTATTGAGCCGACGCAGGCGCTCCAGAGACTGTACCGGGATACCGAGATGGCGAAGACAGGGATCAGCCGCTGTGTCAAAGTGCCGCTCTCGGAAGGGGAGCTCGACGCTTATCTCCGTCTAACCTACAACATCGGCCAAAAGAAATTCTGTAGCTCGGCACTCGTGAAGAAGCTGAATCGCAAGGACTACAAAGGAGCCTGCACCGAAATCAGGCGCTGGTGCTACTTCAAAAATAAGAAGCACCCGGGGCTGGTGAATCGGCGGGAAAAAGAGTATCGGATCTGTATGAAGGGTCAGGAATGATAAAAAAGAATTTGGCCATTGCCGGTGTCATCATTGGCGCTTTGATAGCGTCCGCGTTCTGGGGGTACTCCAGAGGAAGATCCTCGACGGCGGAGAAGTATGAAGCTCAGATCAGCGAGCTTAAATCTGATTGGCAGAAGCAGACCAGGGCGGTAGAAAAGGAGGCGCAGGAACGCTATGAGAAACAATCAAGACAATTGGCTGATGCGCTTGCCGCGCGAGACAAGGCTTTATCTGACGCTCGCGCTGTGCGGGTTACTGCTGTCCGGGTGCGCGACGCCGCAGACACCAGAGCCAAGAGTGATCTGCAAGCAGCCAGAGATACCGGAGACCGTACTCAAGAGCGCCTCGCC